CAATCTACATTACAAAGGCTGAAAGATAATGCCAATCAGCACCAACAGCACCATATATCCAGCTGGTTCGACTTTTGCTATCTCAGCTTCGACTACCAGCAGTCAGACCTATGTCACAGCCGGCACCAATAACATACAGGCTATTCTAGTTGAAAACCTAGACACTACCAATGATGTTTTTGTTAATTGGGGCCTGACCACAGCCACAGTCACAGCCACACCACCCACAGCAGGTAACCCTGCAGCAGGCGTAGGCGTTCAAAATGGTCAAAGTAAATTGATAGTTGTCAACACTGGGGCCAACTTTGACAGCAACATCACAGTAGCCGCTAATGCAGTTACTGGCACAGCCACAGTATATATAACACCGGTATTTTAATGGGAAAATGATATGGAATCTAAACACAAAGGCGAATATTGGATTGCTGCAGCGATTAAAAATCCGGGTGCTCTGCATCGTGAGCTACATGTCGCCGCTGACAAAACTATTCCGGCTAAGAAATTGGCCAAAGCTACACACAGCTCGAATCCGACCCTTGCACGCCGTGCTCGTCTCGCTGAAACCCTTAAAGGATTCCACAAAGGATAAACTATGAAACAACGCGAATTAAAAACTGCCACCAGCGATCGTGCTGACACAGCTGAACATCATTTGGGAGCCTGGGCTGGTAATCCACACAGCCGTGAAAACGTTAATGTTCCACAAGGCCCACGTGTAGGCATGGAAGGCGCACATCAGGCCAAGCGTGGTAATTTTTTAGATGCCAAAGCTGAACGTCAACCTCTAGCTGATCAGGTTATGGCCGCATTTGGTCATCGTGCTCAAGAACTTGAAGCCAATCCTGGCGAACATGAAGTGCCTGAATCTGGTGAGATTGAAGCCAATAGTCAGGTAAAACGCTTCAGTGCACGCCGAACACGTTATAAAGATTAACTGAATACAGGCCGGGATCGCCTGCGAATAATAGATCCCAAAATTTAATAGAAAAGGAACTGCAATGAAAAAAGAAACTGTCGCCTCAACCTGGACCACCTCTGCTGCAGAGTCAGCTGATACGTCCGGACCAAAAACAAAAGCCCCCTTAGATACTGGCTTTGATCTAGAAGGTCTAATGACCGACTTCCCCACAGCACGTGATTTAGAAAAGTTTGTGTTTGATCAAACTGGCCTAGTGCTGAACCTCAAAGGACGTAGCAATCGATTCAAATATCAAACAGCTCTAGATGTTTTAAATGGTGCTGAACCTCCTAAGGAACTCATGGGCGGTGAAAATCCCTATGTAGATCGCAATGACATAGTGCCTTTAGAACCACTACGAACCTTGCCACCACAGCCAGCAGAAGTGTTTGGACACATACCGGTTACACAATTTCAATGTGGAGTATTCCCACATCCAGACAAAGAATGGGCAGCCACAGGACAAAAATGTGATGTGATATTTCGCAAGTATATCAACAATGTTATTACCTATGAAGTCATTGGACCAATTGCGCAACGTGCAGTAGGTCAGCGTGTGAATAAGTATGGTAAGGATGTGCCAGAAAAGTTTGTCTGGGTAGATCCACGCACTGGCGAACAGGTAATACAGAACAGCATGGGACAGCTGACTGCCGTTGGCACACGCTTGAGAAACTTCATGAGCAAGCTCAAGATTGGTAATCGAACACAATGGGAAACCTGGATTGATCGTGACTTTGTGTTTGGTGGAGATGCTGCACAGGCCCTAGACAATCCTTGGATCTAATCAATGAAACCCAATGCTACCAAATCACGCCAGCTTACACAAACTACTTTGCCCTATGCTGAATCAGCACTGGAGCCAGTGTTAAGCCAAAAGAATATCGATTATCATTACGCTCACCTATATCGAGGTTATGTAGATCGATACAACAACCACGAAGGCGATCGTGAATTCAATCGTGCAGGTGCTTTCTTGCATGACATATTCTTTACACAATTTTGTGATCCTAGAACCAATAACACCAAACCGGGACCTTTATTTCGTGACCTTATTCGACCATTTCAACGCTTGTCAGTGTTAAAGTCTGAAATGTCTGATGCGGCCATGCAGATTCAGGGTTCAGGTTGGGTCTATCTAAGTGTAGAGGGACGTGTTAGAACTATTCCTAATCATCAAGTGCGCTCTGACATAGCACTGTTAATTGATTGGTGGGAACACGCTTGGAATCCCGACTATCTTTGGCGCAAACAAGACTATTTTGACAAGATATGGGACTGTATCAATTGGGATCATATTGATGATAGATTGGCTCTGCTGTGAGATCCCCCGAAGAACTAGCACGCGAACAGACCCTGGTGCAGGATGTTAAAATTCTGCAAAAGGTCAATGCCGCACACCGAACGGCCTTTGCTGACAAATACGAAGGACAAATTGAGCACTGTCTGCGTTTGGTTATGGAACGACTACAATTGGGCCTGGACAAACGCAATGGCGTAGATCCAGCCAATCCAGACACCTGGCGACTTGACACTGCTGAATTAGCAGATCTATGTCAGTGTGCCAGCCTACTCAACACAATCCGTCAGGGATTCTAAATGCACCATAAGATCATACAGGGCGATAATCGGGAGGCCCTTAAACAATTCCCCGATAATCATTTTGACAGCATTGTAACCGATCCACCCTATGGTATTGACTTTTTGGGCAAAAGCTGGGACGCTAATACGGGTGCCCTGGAGACTTACCAAGAATGCCTGCGTGTGCTAAAGCCAGGCGGACATATCCTGGCCTTCAGTGCCCCAAGGACTTATCATCATTTGGCTGTTACCTTAGAACAGGCTGGCTTTGAGATCCGTGATCAAATAATGTGGATCTATTCAAGTGGATTTCCAAAAAGCCAAGACATTGGTAAGAGCATCGAACGCTCTCTGAATAAAAAAGATCCCAACTATGGCAGTAAAAAAACTACTCAAGACCCTGGCATAACAGATAGCTTTGGAGTTGGTAGCCGCTGTAATAAATGCAATAGAACATTCAATCCAGACATTATTAAAAATTGCAAAGAAGAACCCTGCGGCATGCAATATCAATATCAAACAGATCAAGGTAAAACCTGGGCAGGTTGGGGCACACAGTTAAAACCCGCACACGAACCAATCGCCCTAGCCCGCAAGCCTTTAGATAAAAATAATAGCATAGCCCGTAATTGTCAACAATGGTCAGTGGGTGCATTGAATATAGATGCCACACGCATTGCCTCTTCAGATCTGAAGCCTGGTGTAATGGGCACCACAGCACATGACAACTACAACGCAGAAAAGAATGCTGAAGTTGGTCTGCGTGAAGGTGAACAACTGGATTGGACTCCTAGTCACTTGGGCCGTTTCCCCTCCAATGTCTTAGGCGAAATAGCCGACTACCAAAAGTATTTCTACTGTCCCAAGGTCAGCCGTCGTGAACGACATGTTGGATTTGATACAGCCAATATTCCACAGATAGGATCAACACATCCAGATGATGTAAAACAGCATCCGTTATGGGATCCCAGCATAGGTGGTGATGCGGCAAGACTTAAACAAAAAATAGATCAAGCTGGTCAATACAAAGGCAACAACCATCCCACTGTGAAACCTATTGAGTTGATGAAGTATCTTATTCAGTTGATTACACCCCCTGGTGGTCGTGTGTTAGATCCATTTAATGGTTCAGGCAGCACCGGCTGTGCCGCAGTGGAACTGGGTTATGACTACACTGGCATAGAACTGGATCCAGGTTATGTGGCCATCGCTGAACGGAGAATACAAGCCTGGTATCAGCATACACATCCAAATACATTTACTGAATTATTTGAAACATGCTAGATCCTGCTGTGCTCATGCGTCGAGCCGTCAGATACTGCGCTGACCAAAATCGCATTGGTCTTGATGTGCTGAATCAGATGCCATCGGATCTACGAGCCAAATTCCAAGACTTGACCATTGCCACACGCGATGACATGGAATACAATCAACTGCGCTACTTTAGACCATTTGAACATCAGCGTAGATTCTTTAGAACTGGTGCCAGTGATCGACGTGGCATTTTGGCTGCTAATCGTATTGGTAAAACTGTATCAACCTGCTATGAAACTGCCATGCACCTAACTGGTCGTTATCCCGACTGGTGGGATGGTCGAAGATTTGATCATCCAGTTTCGGCCATGGTAGCCGGCGAAGGTTGGAGTCAGGTTGCACTGGTTCTGCAGAATGAACTGTTAGGAACCAATGATGTAAAAATTCGACAGAATATTGGCACTGGCGCTATACCACGTGATGCCATTGTTCTTGATACCATGCGATCAGAT